CGCGAAGACGCGCCTCTGGCCGCTGCTCGAGCGCTGCCGGCCGGTGGCTGCGCTATTGCCGAAGCCGGGGCCGCACCGCACGACGACCGAGATCTTCTTCGGCGGATTCTTCGTGACGCTCAACGCGGCGAACCTCTCGACCCAGCAGAGCCAATCGATCCGCTACAAGATCAACGACGAGCTCTGGCTTCCGCGGTGGCAGGAGATCTACGGCCACGCGGTGGCGCGCGTCTCGAAGTTCGAGGAGGTCGGGCGCTCGAAGATTTACAATGCGAGCCAAGCGCCGGTGATGGACGCGGAGACGGGCAACGTCGAGGACACGAGCTACCGCTCGGGCGATCAGGTGCTGCACAAAGAGCAGCGCGGCGGCGTGATCTGGGACCGCGGGGCGCGCCGCGACGACGAGACGTGGGACGTGGGGCGCGCGGTGGAGACCTGCCGCTTTCGCTGCATCTCCTGCGGGCACGAGTCCGCGGACAGCGACGCGACCCGCGCCGGCTGGGCGAAGACCGGGCGCTTCGTGCCGATGAATCCTGCGGCGCCGCGCGAGGTGCGTTCGTTCCGACTGGAGGCAATCGTGACGCGGCCGATGCGGCTCCTCGTGGAAGAGTTCCTCCAGGCCGAAAACCAGCTGGTCCGCACGGGAGACGAGCAGGCGAAGATCGAGTTTCGCACGAAGCGGCAAGCGCTGCCGTGGATCGTGGAGAAGAAGGCGGTCAACGTGCTGCTCAAGGACAGCGGCTACAAGCTGGCCGACTACGCGCAGGGCGAGTCGATCCCCGACGAGGCGATCCGCTTCCTCGCAATCGACCGCCAGCAGGATCATTTCTGGTGCGAGGTCGGCGCGTTCAGCACGGCGCAAGGGCCGCGCTACCGCCAGCTGTGGTTCGGCCGCATCGACACGCGCGACCAACTGCGCGCGCTCCAGGAGCGGTTTAAGGTATCAAGCGCGTGCGTCGCGCAGGATCGCGGCTATCGGCCGGCGGACGTAGACCGCGACTGCGCCGAGTTCGGCTGGCGCTCGATGCGCGGCTACGGCCGGCGGACGTGGACGATGCGAGACGAGGCGACCGGGACGATGGTCAACTTCCCGTTCAGCGACCCGCAGGTCTCCGACTACCGCGGCGGCGACGTCTACTTTTACAACTGGTCCGGCGATTACTTTAAGGACACGCTGGCGACTGCGCTTGAGGGAAAGGGCGACTTGCGCTGGGAACTGCCGTCCGACGTTAACCCGCTCTACCTCGAGCACCTCAAGGGCGAGGCCAAGGTCGAGGTGCGGACGGGCGTCTGGGTATGGCGCGAGGTACGGAGCAACGCTCCCAACCACGGCTTGGACACATCGGCGATGCTGCTTTGTATGGCGACGATTGCGGGCATCATCCGCTTCGTGCCGGCGAAGACGTAGCGTGGAATTCGGGCCGCGCTTTTCCTCAAAATAGTTCTTGAGATTCCCGAGCGGTTGGGTTTCTCTGGTCACGTGAACAACGACACCACCGCCCTCCCGACCACCACCACTTTCCGCGGCTACAATGCCTGGGTCCGCTTCGAGGACGGCCTTGAGTCGCCGGTCCGCGTGATCAACGCCCGCGATGAAATGAAGTTCTCGGACGGCACCGCCGGCGCGGCGATCAAGGTTTGCTACGGCACCCAGTATCTCGTCGGCGCCGGCCACCGCTACGCCATCAGCTACAGCGCGAAGGGCTACTGGATCAAGGCTTCCCGCCTTTTTAAGAAATAAGGTATTGACTATCCCCACCGCTTAGGTTTCTCTCTGCACGTAATCAACAACGACCAATGAAGACCACCATCGACTCCCGCACTTACACCGTCGAAGCCCTCGAAGTCGGCCCGCTTGTCGCCGCTGATCTTGCCGGCCGAGGCTGGGAACCGCGCTACTACGTCGCGACCGGCGTCCGCGGCGCGGTGTTCCTCGCCGTCCGTTGCTCTAAAACCGGCCGCTTCGCGCGGTCCTGAGCTTATGCCAGACGCAGCCAAGAACCCCGCCGCGGTCGCGCTAGGCCGCCTCGGCGGGCGGATCCGATCCGAAGCCAAGGCCGCCGCCGCAAGGCGCAACGGCCGACGAGGCGGGCGACCGCCGAAGCAGATCAAGCCGCTCCCATAGTGGGGCGGCTTTTTTGTCGTCAAATCGAAGCCAGCGCGGGGCGTCAAAAAACCTTTTGACGGCGGCCGCTCTTTTATGGCGGCCGACAATCCCTTCCTCGACATTGACGTTGCGACGCTGACGACGCTCAAGTCCAAGGTCTTGGACGCGATTCAAGCCTGCCTTCTGAACACGAGCTATTCGCTGAACGGCAAGTCGGTCACGCGCGCTGATCTTAACACGCTCAACAGGATGCTGGGCGACATCACCGCCGCCATCGAGTACCAAAACGGCAACACGACCGACACGACGTTCGTCAGCTTCACCGGGAATTGATTATGCAGACTTTCGACGCGACCCAAGTCATCCGCAACCGGCCGTGGTTCGAGCGGGCGCTCGAGACCATCGCTCCGCAGGCCGCGCTGCGCCGGCTCCAGGCTCGCGTCGAGACCGCGCTTTTCAGCTATAACGCCGCGCAGACGAACCGGCTTTACGCGCCGACGCAATACGGCCAGCCGAGCGAGTCCTCGCAGACCGTGCGCGAGCGGGTGGTGATGATGTGGGAAGCGCGGAATCTGGTCGAGAACTGCCCCGAGGTAAAAGAGGTCTCGCGCAAGTTCGGCAACTACCTCACGCCGACCGAATACTCGCCGGCGACTGGAGACCGCGATTACAACGCCACGGTCGGCGAGTGGTTTCACTCGTGGTGCAAGCAGGCCGACGCGACGGGCCGCAATTCCTTCCGCAAGCTCGTGCAGCTGGCCGCGGAGAACCGGCCGGTCGACGGCGACTGCGGCTTCGTCATCCGCCGCGTGGGCGATGTGCTGAAGTTGCAGCTGGTGCCGGCGACGCGCATCGGCAATCCAAACGAGATGGGGCTCGACTCGGAGAACTACTTCGAGGGCGTCATCACCAACGAGTTCGGCGTGCCGGTCGCGTACCGAATTTACCGCGTGACGCGCGAGGGCGTTTACTTCGGCGCGGAGGACGTGCCGGCCGGCAACTTCTGCCACTACTTCGATCCCTTCCGCGTCGATCAGTACCGCGGAGTGACCGACTTTCACGCGGCGATCCAGACGGCGCGGATGCTGCACGAGATCTTGCAAGCGGAGAAGGCCGGCGTGCGCTTCGCTTCGCAGCAGGCTGCGCTCGTCTTCACCGACCGCGGCACGGCCAACGCGCGCAACCTCTTCACGCCGACGCCGGCGATGACGCTGCCGAGCGGACAGCAGCAGAAGAACGAGCTTTCAGAGGTCGGGATGATTAAGTATCTCGGCCAGGCTGACCGCGTCGAGACGATGCCGGCGCGGCCGAGCACAGCGTTCACGGGCTTCATCGCGCATCTGATGCACGAGCTCTCGATCGCGGTCGGCATCCCGAAGGGCGTCCTCTTCGGCACGCAGGATTACGCCGGCCCGAGCGTGCGCGCGGAGTTTGCCGCGGCCGACCGCGTGTTCGCGCGGCATCAGGGCGTGCTCGTCGACAAGGTGCTCGACCCGATAAAGAACGCGGTCATCCTCGACGCCATCGCTCGCGGCGAGATCCCTGCGCCTCCTGCTCGCGCCGGCGAGACTCCGGTGCAGGCGCTCAAGCGCGCGACCCGCGGCGAGTGGCGCTTCCCGCCTAAGCTCACCATCGACGTTGGTCGCGAGTCAGCGGCCAATCTGAACGAGAATCGGCAGGGCGCGAAGTCCTTGCAAGAGATCGCGGCCGAGCAAGGCACCGATGCCTTCACCCGGCTCGAGCAGATCGCGGCCGAGGCGAGCTACGTCAAGGAGCTCTCCGAGCGCTACGAGATTCCCGAGACGGCGATCCGCCTCGTGACCAATTCGCTCCCAAGCACGCCGGCCGCTGCCGCCGCTACCGGAGACAACGTGGCGAGCGCTGCCGCAGAGGCGCAGGCGGAATCGACTGCCGCGCCCGAGGACGAAACGCCGGACCAGCCTCCGACGCCGGCCGAGCTTGCGCGCTTCGCGAGCGTTGACCTGACGCCAACCGATGCGATGGCAGCCGAGGCCAAGCGCGGCCTCGAGTGGCGCGAGAAGTTCAACCGCGGCGGCACCGCTGTCGGCGTCGCTCGCGCGCGCGACATCAGCAACAAGGCGAATCTCTCTCCTGACACGGTGCGCCGGATGGTCTCCTATTTCGCGCGGCACGAGGTCGACAAGCAGGGCACGGGCTTTTCCCCAGGCGAAGACGGCTATCCTTCCGCCGGCCGAATCGCGTGGGCGCTTTGGGGCGGTGACGCCGGCGCCAGCTGGGCGCGTGCGAAATCCGAGGCGCTCAAACGCGAGGAACTGAATCGGCCGACGAACGTCGCCGATGCGCTAGAGGCTGGGCGCAATCGCGCGAAGCGGCCGCTGGAGCGACTGGCAGACAAGGCGACGAAGCTTGCTGCCGTGCGCGAGAAGCTGGGCCAGAACGCGAAAAGCGAGGCGCAGATCGAGCAGGCGCTAAAGCCGTTCGGATTTCAGCCGAAGCCGGTCGTCGCGCCGCCTCCTCCCGCTCCGATCGTCACGCTCTCCGACGCGCGCAAGATGCTCGCCGAGAAGGCCGACGCCGAGGACAAGCTGACCGCGCTCTTCGCGAGCGTGACTGATCGCCGAGCCAAGATCAAAAGCCTCCGCACCCATTGAAAATGCATAGCGTTCTCGACGCCATCATCACGAGCAACGAGCAGCTGGGCCAGCGGGCCGAGGAGTTCGCGCAGCTGCTGGTCGAGCACGATAAGACGCTCGACGAACTGCTCGAGCGCATCGGCAAGACGGTGCCGGAGATCCGCAAGGAGCTAGAGTCCAAGCTGACCGAGGCGGTGCCTGGGCTCGTCTCGGACGCCTATGCCAAATACAACGAAGACCTCGAAGGCCGCTGCCGCGCCGCGCTCGCCGACTCGCAGACGAAGCTCGAAGCCGTCCGCGCTGAGATCGT